CTTTGTAGCAACCAAAAAAAATACTACTATGGCACGTTTCAATGTAGGTGAAAAGGTAAGGGTGAAAGCCACGGGCGAGGAGCTGATTGTGGCTGTATCCATATCCACGTTTGAGGGTGGAACGAATAAAATTATTTATGAACTATCCGATGGCAAGCGTGATGTTTGGGGGACATACATATCCAATGGAGTTCATTACAACGAAGCGGATATAGTGGCTGTGGATGCAAGGCGGGATGTGAAGCTAAAACTTGTTGATGAGCTTTCGAGGCTCACTCACGAACGGGTGGCTCCGTACCTTGCAGAGAGTGAAACCCTGCTCAAGAAGGAGATTAACCGAGAACTGGTAAGGCAGGGGATGTTGCCGAAATATCCTGAACAGGAGGTTGAGCAGCAGATTAAGGCAACCGAAACACCAAAGGAAGTAAGGAAACCCGCAGGGAGAAAACCCGTAAAAAGGGCAAAGAAATAACCATCCCGAAAATGGGAGTGGCGGAAAAACTGCCATCGTTAAAATAAAGTAACATGACGATAGAGCAGCTACAGGAAATAATCAACAAACCGAACACGAATGAGGCCGTTTACCTATTAACGCAGAGCGATCTCAACCTTCCATCATGGGCTAACGATTTAGAGCCTCAGTATAACGAGATGAAGCACGCCATCATGGTTGATGCACTTCGTTATCCTGTAAAGATGCAGAATGGCGTTGACCAAATAAGAAGGATACCGTTAGCCAAGCAAAAGGAGGCCGTTAATAAAATGGCACAATCGCTATTCTATACTGACGTAGTGCGAAAGTACGATATTGAGAACGATGATGAACAGGCGGAAGAAGCAAAAGAGGCATTAGAGATAAATTACAAGGTGCTTAATGCTGTGGATAGCCTGAACATGGAGAGAGGAAAGGAACTCTTCAAATCGTGCCAAGTGGCCACCGTTTGGCGTTTGGAAAAGAAACGAACAACGATAAAAGGCAAAACATCGGAGTTTGCATTAACTCACAACCTCTATTCCCCGGCGTTAGGGTACAAATTGTACCCTTATTTCAGCGATGAGAAACGGTTGTTAGGATTGAGCATTGGCTGGACGGATGCAAGGGATGCCACCATGAAGTTAATCACCTACGTTGTGGGTGCCGTGATTACCTATGAGAATACGGGTGGCGGGTGGAAGCAGTTAGATATTGAGCAGAACGATTTAGATGTATTGCCTGTTATCTACACATGGATTGATGAGCCTGTTTGGGGCGGCAAAGGCGGAACGGCACTGGTGGAGATAATGGAGGATATTCTCTCCAAGCAGATGATGTACATTGATAAAAACACCGTACCTACATATGTTATCTATAAAGGCGAAGGTGGCCGAGTGAGCAAGGTGGAGGAGAAACCCGATGATTCGAGGCGGGTGATCGTTGTCGAAAAAGGCGGTTTTATGAATGCAGTGCAATGGGAAGGGGCAAAGGATGCCGTTGAGTGGCAGTACCGAACCATTGAGGAGCAGTTCTATCAGCAAACGCAGGTGTTCAACAACTCACCGAGCGCAATGCAGAAAACTCCCTTGAGTGCAGATAACAAGGAAATACTGCTATTCGATAGCAAGGCGCGGGCAAAGGACTATGGCGGAGAGTACGTTTATATGCTCACCGAAGAATTTGATCTGGTGAAAAAGTTAATGGCCGTTCAGTTTCCCGTATGGGCTAATCAACTTGAGATGCTGAATTGTAGAAGCATTATCACGCCGTACAGTGTACGTTCGCTCAAGGATAGGGCAGAGAGCATTAAGATAGCACGGGATGCAGGGGTAATAAGTATCGAGCAGGGCGTTGAAGAGCTGGATGTGGTGGATAACGTGAGCAATGAGGTTGAGCTGATAATGAACGAGAGAAACCAAGAAATTAACAATTTGCTGTAAAAAATGGATAGGTTTGATAAAAAACAACGGGCTTTGGTAAATCGGTTGAGTGCCGAGTTACGGGCTATCTATCTATCCATCATTCAGCAAGTTGCCAACATGAGTGTTAACTACTCAAACTTGGAGTATGCCTTTGCGAACCATCCCGACCTGAACAGAAAGGTAAATGAGTTAATGCGAATGATGCACTCCGATATTAATACTTTGGTACTAACTGGCGTTCAGGATTGCTGGGAGATTGCCAATAACAAGCATGATTTGCTGTTTCAAACGGTATTTGGCAAAAAGGCGAAGTTGTTACCATCGAGGGCATTGAATCGGTATTTAGCACCCAATATCCATGCGAGGGATGCGTTTCTCAACCGTTTGGAGGGAGGGTTAAACCTTTCTCAAAGGATATGGAGAAATACGGCACAATTCAAACAGGAGTTAGAACTCGCACTGGAGTTCGCAGTAAGCAAGGGGCAATCGGCCAAGACAACAGCAATACAGATGAGTAGATACCTTAACAATCCCATTGTTTTGAGAGAGAACGTTAATAGCCGTTTTGGGGAACAGAGGTTGCTGAATGCTGTGGATGTGGCAAGGCCTGGTCGGGGGATGTACCGCTCAAGTTACAAAAATGCCATGAGGCTAACGAGAAACGAAACCAATTTTGCCTATGAATCGGCTCAGATGCTACGGAGGCAGCAGCAGGATTTCATTGTTGGCATTAATATAAGTGTTGCTCCGAACTACGATATTTCGCTGGATAAGGGCGGTATTGTTTGCGCAGATTTACAAGGCACGTATCCAAAGGATTTTGATTTCAGCCAAAAGTGGCACGTAAACTGCCGATGTGTAGCAACAAATATTCTGAAAACACGTGATGAGATTGATGAAGATACCGAGCGAATAATCAAAGGGCAAGAGGTAACTGGAGAGAGTGTAAATCGAGTAACCGAAGTAAGCAATTTGGATTACATAAAAGAAGTTGAAGAACTAACAAAAAACTGGAAACGAAGACCCGTGTGGTTAGAAACACTAAAAATGAAAACAGCATGAGCAAACCGATTACGATAAATTTAGCAACGTACCCGAAAACTCGCAGATACTGTGAGCAAGTTCTCAATTCACTCCGTGGCATTAAGTGCGATGCCGTTCGTGTTTATTTGAATGAATACACCGAGGTTCCTGATGAGTTCCCGAAGGATGAGAAATTTCATTACCATATCGGGGAAGAAAATATCATGGATTCCGGAAAGTTCTACTTCATGCGAACGGGTGAATACTACTTTACCATAGATGATGATTTTATCTATACGCAATCCTATTTCACCAAGAGCTTGCGATTTATGCAGGAAACTGGATGCGTGGCGGTAACCACATACGGTAAGGCATTGAAGCCTAAACCGCAGCACTTCATGGATGCACACACGGTAATCCCGTGGAATGAGGATGAGGAAACGCCATACATCTGCAACGTGGCCAGCACGGGGTTATCTCTATACGATACTGATAAGGTATTTATTCACTCCAACTATTTCAAGTATCACGGCATGACCGATTTGGAGGTAGCAAGGATGTTGCAGGATAAAAAGTTCCCGATTATTTGTAGGCCGCACACAACGGATGAGATTGAGTACATTGCCGGGGATTACCACGAAACGCTATGGGATAGGAGAGAGGAGTTATATGGAAAACACGCTGAAATACTGAACTCCATACCCGAGTGGAAACTTTATGAACATAAAAAAGTATTGTGGCTAACAAACTACATACATAGTTCACTAATCAATGAGGAGAAAATAACCCGAAGCGGGCAGTACCTTTGGATTCGTGCATTGGGTTCAGATGTGAAACGCTGGGCTGAAATAATCAACAAGGAAAGCATAAAGAGCTACGATATTATTCACATGAATTTGGCACCGAACGATTTGGATTTAGCACTTGAGGTAAGGGCTATTTTGGGCAAGGATTCAGAAACGAAACTCATCTGCCAAGCCGATCACTCGGTTGATATAATGAATGGAGCGTTTAACTTTCAACTGCTAAAACAGGCTTTAAATGCAGCCGATTACGTAATGGGTGTTGAGGAGTATCAAATAAAACTATTGAAGCACTTAACCGATAAGCCAGTTCTATTCGTTCACAATCCTATTGATATTGATTTCGTTCGTGGCGTGGCCAAGGCACAGCAAGAAAATAGGATAGGGGTAATTTCTCACAACTATTTGGGCAACGAGGCGTATGTTGCACAAGCGTTCTATGATAAACGGTATCCTGTAGATTTGCTGTTCTATCAGGGCGATGATGCCATTCGATTAATGAAAACCTACACGAATGTTTACGGCAGCACAGATTACCTGAAATACTTACAGTTACTAACTCAGTACAAGGTATTGGTGGATACTCACCTATCCTATTCCATTGGCCGTTCCTGCATGGATGCAGCTGCATTGGGTATTCCTATGATTTGTAGTGAAAGGAGTGAATCGGCAAAGTACCTCTATCCCGATACGCTGGTTAACCCGTATGATGTAGGTAGGATTTCAGAGCTAACGGATAGGCTGATGAGCGATATAGTTTTCTACAAGGAGGTTGCCGAAACGGCACACGAGAGGGCAAAGGAGTTTGATTTATACAGGCTAAAAGATAAACTTTTGGAAGGAATATTTAACTTAAAAAACTAAAGCGATGAAGGAAAAAATCTTTGAAACTTTGAAGGGCGCACGTGAGCAAAACTCACAGGTAAGCGACCGCACGTTGGAGGGATTGGCAGAACAATACTCCAAGCTGATAACCACCGATGAGCAGTTGGGTAATTTTGATGCAAAGGGTGTGATTGAGAATTTGCAGGGCAATATCAACTTCGTTTTGAAAACGGAAGCCGATAAGTTGCAAGCAAAGCACAATGAGGAGTTAAAAAAACTCGAAGAGGAGAGAAAAAAACTCTTAGAACGGAAACCGCCCGAAAAGCAGGATGATGAACCCAATTTGGAGGTAAAAAGCCTCAAGGAGCAACTTGAGAAATTAACAACGCAGATGCAGGATTTACAGGCGGGTGCTGTTAAAGAGGGGCGATTGGCCAAGCTACGGCAAGCCTATGCAGGGATGCCGAAGGGTCAACTCGAAGCTGAGGAAGCTCTTTACGATTCGGTGTATGGGAACATGAATACCGATACATTCAATGCGGTTATTGCACAAAGAGAGGCTGCTAACAAAGTCTTTATTGAGCAGGCCAAAGCGAATGGATTGGATTTCAGCGTTCCATCCAGAGCACGGGAGGAACATCAGGATGGGCAAACACCCGTGTTGAAGCAAGCCCGAGAATTAGTTAACAAACAAAAACAAAAATCTGAGAAATGAAACAAATCCAAACGTATGAAGATGTTTTGAGCCGAAAAAACATCATCAACAAGGACAGGGCGTGGGATATTCCGGGAGGTGTCAGCATCAAGCCTGACAACCTCATCAAAGGGAGATTCCTACCAGAAGGAACGCCCGTGGCTCCACCCAATGCTTCTGGATACCGCAGGGTATGCAAGCAGGCATTGGTGCTGGAGGGTTCATCGGCACAGTTACTTATTGTGGATAAGAAGTTTAACCACTTCAAAGAGGGCGATATTGTGATGAAGTCGAAAGGCACGTCCAATAAAGCCTATAAGATTGCAAGTGTTTTGGCAACGGCTGGCGATAAAGAGGTTTTGAAAGTTTCAACCGTTATTGCAACGGTTACAAAATCAACAAAGCCGTTCTTAATCTGTGAAGCCGCTACCGTTAGGGTTGGTACTACTACAACAGAGATTAAAACGAAGAGTACGCCCGATTGTATTACGAAGTTTGGCATGGAGGTACCAAATGCTGACCTTGTCATGCTACCGGTTGGGGTATATACAAGGGCTGATGTGTTGGAGAATACCATTGCTGATCCGTATCTTGACCAGTTGAAGCATATTAACGTTATTAAGTATTAGGAGGGATTGAGTCATGGCAAAATTACAACCGATAAATCCTACTGGCCAACTATTGACCATTGAGGATATCAGAGCGTACTACACCGAGAATCAACTCCCGACCGCAGCGATAGATGTGCATTTCCCGCTATCGCAAACGTTAGATGGTTCATGGCGTACTATCATGGGGCAAACCAATAAGCTTAACATCGCTGCTGACCCCATTGAGAGCAAATCGAGCATTCCCGTTTCGGGGCGCAGGGGCTATAAATCCGTTCAGGGTGAGTTGGCCACCTTTGGTAAGGCCTTTGAAATGGATGCCGATGATTTTGAGCGTTGGCACAAATTGCAAGAGAATTTTGCACGTATGCAGAACGCTGATACTGCTGCACAGCTGCTGGCCTTTTGGGATGATGATTTAGCCAATGTAAGGAGAGCATTGGATAACGAGCGTAGGTATCTATGCTACTCTTTAATCAGCAACGCCTGCTCGATTAGTTTCGCTGCTGCCAACAGCCCGTATTTGCGTGGCTTGGCCGCTATGGAATATCCTATTGAGAGTTGGCAGAAAGATTATCATTCTGGTAACAACTGGAACGATGCGTCGAAGGATATCATTGGCGATATTCAAACCTACTTTATCGAACCGGCAAAGACGAGGGGTTTCAAAATCCGTAGCATAAAGGTTAGTTCAACGCTGTTTAACTACATTCGCAAGAATACAGCCATCCAGAAGTATTGCGCTACGCTGGTTATGAACATATACAACACACAAGCACCTCCTACGCTTGAGGCTATTAACGCTATGCTTGTTGAATACTTTGGCGTGGATGCAATTCAGTTCGAGGTAATTGACGACCTGATTACAAGGGAGAATGCTGATGGTAGCTATACCACTGCCAATCCTTTCAATTCCGTTGTTGCAGTTGGCTCTCCCGAATCAACTGTTGGAAGGTTCCAATGGAAGCAAATCTACACTGAATCTCCACAGCGTGAAACGCAGGAATCATTCTTTATGGTGGGTTCTTACAAGGAGGAGAAGGATGTGCCTTACGGAAAGGTTTACGGCAAGGCTCATGCTTTCCCTGCTGTGGATGCATACAATCAGATGATATTCTTTAAAACCAATGCGACAGGCTGGTAGCAATGAAGGTGGGAGAAGCCATACAAGCGTTAACGAACTATCCGATACCCGGCGGAACGATTGACCTCGTTTGTGCAAAGCGTGGTTTAGTTTCCACAGCCGAGGTATCGTTTAACCGTTCGTTTAATTTGGCCAAAGCAGATATTTACCTGTGGCTTTCAAAGGCTCCTAATATCCGTGAGCAGGAGGTAACTATTTCTTTTACCGAAGCAGAGCGCAATGCTTTGAAAAGGGATGCGAATAGTATCTACGATGAATACGGAGAGGGAGGCGGAGGCAAAGTTGGCTATGTAGGTGAAAATTTCAATTCGATATAATCATGGTTGAACTGGGTGAAATATCATTCTATACGGGTACAAGCACAACGGG